GGTCACGGCGCTGATGGAGAGGACGGGATGCTCGACCACGTCCTCGACGCGCACGGTGTATCGGGGTCGGTCGCTCACGCGCCACCTCCGATCTTGGCGTCGGCCATAGCCTGACGAAGTTCGCGCTCATGCTTGCGCGCCTGAGACGCGGTCCATCCGCGCCCGCAGCGGTCTGCGACATCCTCCCACCGCGCGTGCAAATCCTCGGCGACGGTGATCGCCTTGGTGAGCCGGAGTGGTCGTGGCCGCGCGGTTCCGCGCGCGATGCCGAGAGTGAATCGAAGGTTGAGGACTGATTGCATGGCTGTCTCCTGCGATTGAGGGTTGGTCAGAAGTTGAAGTCGTAGCGGTACACGGGCTCATCGGAGGCGAGGTAGCGTTCACATCCACCGACCGACCACCTCCCCGACTTGGTGAGGCGGGCGCGGACGATCTGGTTGTTCGGCTCGGACTTGATGATCCAGCGCTGCGAATCGTTGTTGCGGACATGGCCCGCGAAGCCTCCCGGCACGCGGTCGGCAGTCCACGACGGGTCGAGGGTCGCGGTCATCTCGCGGATCTCAAGTGTCTTGCCCGAGATCACCCGCACGACTTCAAACGGACGGACATCCGAATGGAGGTACAGGTTCATGTACTTCGGCATAGCAATCGTGTTCTGCATGGCTGTCTCCTGCGGCTGAGCCGCGTGTGCGCCGCGCTCCATGCGCGACGGGTTGAGTATACCACTATTTCGGCCCAATTCAAGACCTTCAGCACAGATTCCCAAGATTTCCTACAGATTGTCGTTATCGGGACGCTGTATATGCAAACCGCGTATACGCCCGTCTGAGCCGTCCGGCGGTCAGGGGCGCTCGGAACCCTGCCCAGCCGTCAGGACGCCCCGCGCGGCCAATCCCGCCGCCCCGTACACGCGCCACCACTCACGGGCGGGCAGCGGGCGCAGAGGCTTGGTCGGATCTTCGGACCAGCCGCCGCGATCATCCTGCACCTGCTCGAAATACCCGCGCTCGGTCGGAGCGGCGCGCACCCGGTCGAGCAGCAGATCGGCCACGGCGAGATACCAAGGCATGGGCCACGTCTCCGGCTGCGCTGGCGGGCGCGGCGCGCCCCAGCCGACCAGTTCGGACACGATCTCGCCGACGATCAGCGGATTCGCGGTCAGCACCGTCCGGCGGTCTGCGTCGCGCTCCTCGCGCTGCGCGGCGATCTCCTCGGCCTGTCGCGCCTCGCGTAGCGCCGCCTCGCGCGCGGCCTTGTCGCGATCCACCAGCACCGTCTGCCTCGGCTCGGGCAGGGCTTCGTAGTGCTTGAGGAATTTTCCGCAGATGAATCGGCGGTTCGGCCCGCCGTCGCGGACGGCGTACTCGTTCAGCGCGATCATCGCGCGCTCGAAGTCGAGCCGCGCACACTCGCGCATCCACAGGGCAGCGATCTCGTCATCGTCATCGCCGCCACGGAACAGTTTTCGCGCACGCGCGCGCAGTTGTGCTAGTTCGTCTTGTGTCATTCGTTCCTCCAAACACACACACGCGAAAGCGTGTGTGTATGTCGGGAGTCCGTGTGGACTCGTACCGCTGTCTCCGGAGCGCACCGCGCGCTCGGGAACCTGTTGACGGGGGGGGTTTTAGGGGGGGAGATTCGGTCTGTCAATAGGGGTCGCCGCTCTGATTCGCGATTATTCATCAGATCGCTGTATATGCAAAGGCGGCGCGCCCCGCGAGGAGACGCGCCGCCGAGACATATGCGATGGGGTCAGCGGAGTCTTGCACCCCGTGCCGCGATGATCGCGCGCATTGCGCGCTGCGTCAAGTCGAACCGCGTGGCCTGTGAGATGCCCTCCCACTGGATCGCGCGGCGTCGGATCGTGCGGACGGACACGCCCAAGAGCCGCGCGTGTTCGCGGCGGCACGGCGTGAGGTGCAGCGGCATGAGGTCGAGGACCAGTCCGACCTCGACCAGCCGACGCACCAGCGGCGGCAGCGTCGAATCATCCCGCACCATGCGCGCCGTCGCGATGGCCTCGGACAGAGCGACGGGATGGAATACGCGCTCGTCCTCGTCAGCGATGCCGAGTTGCGCGCGGACGCTGCGGGTTCCGGGTTCCTCGATGCGGTTCAAGCCGCACCTCCCTTCACCAGTTCGACCACGACCTCGCGCTTGCCGACCAGCGCCAGTCGGCAGTGCGTCGGCTCCGAGAATGCGATGTTGGCCTCGATGCCGGACATGATCGCCGGGTCGCGCACCGCAATCGGTTCGTCGCGGCCATCGAGGTCCAGCCGCCACACGGTTTCGCCGTTCGTGGTCTTCACCGCCGCGATGCGCGCGGTCGGCGGGATCACGAACACGTCGGCATTGGCGGCTGGCGGGGCCTTCGGAGCGGCCTCCTCGCGCCCGGTCGATAGCAGCCGCCGGGTGTCTTCCCTCCGCTCCTCCGGCGTCATGGCGCGCATCTGCGCGGGGCTGACGGCCTTCGGCGGCGGCGCGTCCTCGGTGATCTCCATCTCCCCGTGCGACTCGACGTAGACGGGCGCGGCCCCCAGCGCGTCCGGGCAATGCTGCTTGTACCCGGCGCTGATGCACCGGGCGAACAGCATGGCCTTGGGGTAGCGCCGCCAGTTGTCGCCGCCCAGCCCCGCGCGCTTGGCGTCATCGAGCGTGAACGATGTCACCCCGATGGTTTCCCAGCCGCCCGACGCCGTGCGCTGCCGGAACTCGACGCGCGCCTCGTCCTCGTTGACCACCGAGCGGTAGTCGTACTTTCCCGCCCGCTTGATCGCCGCCGCCATCAGGTTCGCGGCCAACACGGCCTTCCCCTTGATGATGTGGAGGCCCGACATGGCGTCGTAGTCCGACAGGCCAAGGCCGCGCCCGATGATGAGTTTCGCGGCGGCTGCGGCCTCCGACTGGATGTCGGGGAACATCCCGGACTGCCGGAAGATCCGGGCGACCGTCATCGGGTCGAGGACCGTGGGGACCATCTGCGTCGGCGGCAGCGCCGCCTCCTGACGTGCGAGGTCACTCATCGGAGCCACCTCCGATCATGGCTGCGATTGCGAGTGGGCCGAACACGACCGCCGCTACGACGAGCGGCGTCAAATCCAAGACTGGCATGGCTGTCTCCTGTTCCTCTCCGCACCACGCGGAGGGGGGGACAATCTGTCCCGTGGTGACAGTCTATCGTCAGATCGCGGTACAGGCTACAATTTTGGTCGTGAATCCGGACAAAATGTCAGTCCCGGCGAAACTCCGGTCCCGCAGGGTCCGGGAGTTCGTCCTGTCGGTGTCGCGCGATCTGCGCGCGCTCGGAGTCCGGCGCGAGGCTTGCCGATGCCAAGCGGTCATCGCGGTGACATGGGACTGCCTCGACCTGTACACGGTCGCGCTCGATCTCGCGGAGGACGATGACCTTCGCTTCCTCCTGCAACAGGCGCGCGGCACGATCCTTGCCAGCCTCGTCGCTCAGACGATGAGCGCGTCGGAAATCGTCTCCGTGTTGGAGTAGTTCTGCGGAAGCGACAGCCCGTGGCGGTACATATCGAACAGACGGTCGAACGCGCGCACGAACGCGCCCTCGTCGTTGTTCTCGAACGTGAAGCGCCCGTTGTCATCGGCGCGCCAGTCGGTCGCTCCCGCGATGATGCCGACAGCCTGACCGCCAGCGCCGATTGGCGTGAGTTCCGCAAGCACGACTTCGTCAATGTACGCGGCGGCTGTCGCGACCGTCACCGTACTCTCGATGTGGAAGTAGATGTCGCTTGGCACGTTGCGCGGACTACGCAGCGTCAGCGTGTAGATGTCCCATGACGTTGTCAGCGATGAGACCGTGACGAAGTTGTTGAATGCACCGCTGTCGATGATGTTTCCGCTCGCGTCCTTGACGCTGAACCTAATGGTTCCGGTCGCGCCCGCGTCCTTCTTGGCCGCGAAGGCCAAGACGTAGGGACGATCCGGAGTCATGCGACCGAACGTGCCGCTTGCGCTGCTGAACTGCTGCCGGATGTTGAAGAGCGTCCCGGTTCCAGCCAAAAGCTTCAGCGACTTTGCGCCGCGGTAGAACGTGCCAGTCTCGGTCGCGAAGTGCGTACCTGCCGTTCCCGTCACGATGGTCCATCGGTCGGGGAGGTTGGACGTCTGGTCCTCAAGGTCGCTGTTGGTCAGGAGATTCTGTGTGGGGCGACCGCCGTCGATGCCAGCCGACACGGTCGTGATGCGCGTAACGCTGCCGGAGCCAGCCGGGAATCGGTAGTCGAGCGACGGATACGCGGGCTGGCCGCGCACCTCGAAGACCTCGGACCCGGCGACAACCGCGCCGTTGGTCGCATCCTGCACGCAGCGGGCTTCGAGCGTCTCGCTGCGGATGTTCGGCCAATCGTTGGTGGAGCCGAGCAGGATGTTCGGAGCCTCGGTGTTGTACACCCAGCGACCGTTGCCGATGTTCGACGCAGCGTACGACGCGGACGTCTTGCTGATGGTCGTGCCGTCCACCGTCTCGGCGTCCGTGTCCATCTGCCGGATGAGCCACGTCAGAGACTCTTGCAGGGTCTTTGCGCGCATGACGTTGGTGGCCGTGAGCGTGTTGGCCTCTGCAAACGTCATCTCGATAAGCGTTCGCTCCGCTGCCGAGCGCACGTCGTTGAGGACTCCTCCAGCCTCGGAGATCCGCGCCTCGATTGCACCACTCAGGTTGTCAATCATCCAAGCGTCGGTGCTGCTGTACGACGCCTGTACGTTCGCGAGGAGCGTCTTGAGGTTCGTCTGATGCGCGCGAACGGCGTCCATCATGTAGATGAGCCGCCCCAGCCGCGTGAAGAGTCCGTTCGTACCGTCGTAGGTGAGAGGCATCGTCAGCCGTCCTTTCGCTGTTCATCGGTGAACGGCATGGCCGCGTTGAGCGCGGCGCGTCGCTTCGCGCATCCTCCGCAGTCGCCCGTTACAGCCCGGACCACCGCTCCCGCTCCGGTCTTCTCGATCATCGAATGCACGACGTCTCCGACGCCGCGAGGAGGCCCACGGTACTTGTCGCAAGACGAGCATCTCGCATCGTCAGTCGCTCCTGCGATCTTCGGATGAATGCAAGAATCCGGTAGACGGAAGATGCACTTAGCCAACGGAAGCCGTCCCACTTTCGATTATCGTTTCAACGACCTGTCCGCAGATCGTTGGGTTGGTCGACCCATCTTCGCCTTCGACATAGCATGAACAGATATAGGTGTTTCCAAAGATGTCTAAACAACCACCGGAACTCTCATGCGTCCATGTCCAAGATTCCTCGCGAGTGTAGTTGAACGCCTCACGCGAAATGATCTCGCGCAGAGATTCAATCAAGCATCTGTTCCCATTCAACGTAGCCGTAAACTGAGGGTAGGCAAACGTGCCTTCTCCTTGAGCAACCTGTGGATTTGGATAGTCAAACCACGAACAGTGACAGGTTCGGAACTGCGAACTGGTCCACGACGTCGGCTTTGAACGACTGATTTGCAATGTCAGTCTTGGTCCAACGATTGGACCGAAATCTACGCACGCGATGGATGCGTCGAGTTCATAGTCCTCAGAGTATGTGTCAGTACCGTCGAGTTTGACAGCGCAGCATTGGCAGTCGGGACACCCCCAAGGATTTGAAGCGCATTCGCATGGAGGATCAGTTGGGAAATCTGATCCCTGATGAAACGTCCATGCATTTTCATGTTGCGTGTTCTCAATGCGTGATCCTGCGAGCGTTCCACGCCATGTGTTCTGACCAGTCCTCACCATCGTTCCGGAAACGCTGGCGCTTCGATACGAAACGAACTCCTGTCCGCTCGGCCATCTCCTAGTGTAGATTAGCGATGTATCGAAGGACAACGTGATCGAGTCCGGGTCGCAGTCGAGGTCTGCGTTGCATTCGATGTATCCATCGTCCGCGCAGCAGCACAGAAGCACCGCAGACTCGACGCTCATCGCTCCTCTCCGTACAGCGTGACGCAAAGGTACGCCGCGCTTGCGGCGCGTATCCAAATCTTGTCGCCGGGAGACATGAGGATCGGCGCGTCGTAGACCGTCGTGATGTTGGCCGCGATGCTCGTATCGTAGAGCAGCGCGTTCGACGTGCTGGCAGACTCGGAGGAACGGGTGTGGAACACGCGCACTTGGACGGCGTTGTTGTGATTGTTGGAGATCCACAAGGACACGATGCGCGCGGACATCCCGGTGGGAACCTCGTACAGCACCACCGCGTTGGTTGTCGCGATGTCGCTAGCGAGTTTGCGAGCCATGTTGGATGTCCTGTCCATCGCGTTGTAGTTCATCCGCAAGTCACCTGATATCCGTTCGGTGCGAAGAAGGCCATGACTCCGTTTGCATCACGCGATGCAGTCACCACCGTGTTTATCTTGATCGGTCTTCGTACCTTGGTCACCCCGCTTGGCACTATTGTTCCAAGTCCAATCTCAGTGTTGGTGTCCACGACGTTTTCGGCAGAGTTCACCATCGTGAGAATGGCAGATGAAGAGGGATCGAATGCCCATCCCGTGGTCGCGTCAACGTAGACCGCGCGCCTTGCCGTGTACGTCCATCGCGGCCCGGTCCCGGTAGATCCAAGGATGATGAACCACTCAGGAGACTCCTGCCTCATCGCGTGGTAGACGAACGCGCCTGAGGAGTCGCGCCGCATCACCGCTTGCATCACGACGCCAGCGACAGTACCCGCGCCGATCAGCGGTATGGCCGTCGCATTCGATCCCTGCGCCGACGTAGCCCCGCCCGCGACATCGGCCCATGTGCCAGCGCCTGACCGCGCGACTTCCTTCCACGCGACCTGTCCCTGCGCGTTGATCGAAGTCACCATCACGTTGATGACGCGACCCATGCGGCTTTCGGCCTTGACGGAACTGGACAGCCCAGCCTGTGCCTCAAGACGCTCGATGCGCTCGAAGACCGCGTTGACGTGCGCGAAGGTCATCGCGCCGACGTTGCCTTGGGTGAAGCGTGGGAACTCCATGAGTCAGTCCGCGAGGATGTTGTAGAGCAACTTGACCGCCGCCGTGTTCGCGCGCGCCGTTGGCGCGTTCGTCGCAAGCCGCAGCGCCGCGACCTCTCCGGCCTTCAGACGGATCACGGGCGCGAAGTTCGTCCCCGTCCCGCTGCCGATGTCAACGTAGTTCGTCGTATCGCAGTTCCGGAACCAAGCCCAGCCCGCGCTCGACACGTCGCTCATGGACAGCGCCTCCGCGTTCGTGCTGGTCCCGATGTCCTGCACGCCGCCCGTCGCGGTCGTGCCGCTCATGTCAACAAGCACCGTGCCGGGGCTGAACGACTGCGCCAAGAAACCGTTCTTGACGTCCACCTTGAGGTTGACCGTGATTTCCTTGGACATCAGAAGTTCTCGCTGATCGTGTTGAAGTCGTAGGTCTGCGGGAACGGTTGCACGAATGCGACCGTCTCGGCGTGGAATCCGTACTGCGGGCTGAAAGTCATGCTCACGTCGCCCTGCGAGTTCTTGCGCGGCACTTGCTGCATATGGAAGTCCGCGCGGTACTCGAAGCGATGCGTCAGCCGGAAGAGGTTGACGTTGACCCGGCTTGAATCATTGCCGCTGTAGACGAGCGTGCCAGCCGCAAAACCCTCGAACGTCGCAGAGTTGCGCTTGCCGACAGCCTCAGCGATTGTCGCCAGTCGCCCCGGCATCTGGAAATCGCGGATGTTCTCGCTGATCTGAAGCGTGACCACCACGGTGCGAATCGTCGTGGGATCGCCTCCGGCATCGACTGGCGTCCCGCCGATGTTGGAGCCGTTCGACCCGTTGCCGCCGTACGCGCTCGGCACGTTGAGGCGGTACACGTCGAGAAACTGGAAACCCGTCGATGTCGTGCGCTCGACGTAGCCGAGATCGCTCGGCGGGTTCGTGCTTGGGCCGTACTGCCACGTCACGCGCCACGTCGCCTTGCCGTCCCCGAGCGGGTCGATGGTGTGCGACAGCGCGTAGACCGTCGTTTCGCCGGGGAACAGGTCGCCAGCGGCGGGCATCCCGTTGGCGCCGAGCGTGATCTGAGACGGCTCAGTGATCGACGCCGCGTCATCCCACACGACGAACACGCGAGTACCCGTGATCTTGCCGCCGGAGATCGACAGGTTGCGGCTTACGAGTTGTTCGTGGACTGTCTGAGCCATTTCACTGGATCGCCATGTTCATGGTTGCGTCGTACTGCTTGCCTAGCACCTCGAGGATCTTGGTGAGCGTGCGGAACGAATCCTCATCCACGTTGCGCTTGCGGCCCATGTCGCCGAAGGCGTTGAACTTGAACGTGCCGCCAACCGCTTGGATCGCGCCGGACTGCACCGCGCGAGTCGCGCTGATCGCCGCGCTGATCTCCTTGCGGGCCTCGTCCTGAATGTCCTTGATCTTCTCGTCACGCTCTTGGATGCGGCGCTGGCGCGCCTCTTCGTCGGCCTTCTTCTTCTCCTCGGCCTCGGCTGCGATCAGGTCGAACCGCTCCTGATACTCCAACTCGATCACGCGCAGCCGCTCCGCTGCGGCATCGTCGAACCGCTTCATTTCGTGCTGCGCGTTGGACACCGTGTCCTTGTTCGCGGAGTTCAGCATCATCTTGACGCGCACGTCGCGCTCGCGCTCCATCGCGATCCTCTCGCGCTCAATCTCGCGTTCCATCTCGATGCGAAGCGCGGATTCCTCGTCTCCGGACGCACGGACCCGCGCGGCCTCGCGCTCTGCCAACGCGTCTGCCATCCTCGTCTCGTTCTCAAACTGGCGGTCGCGGGAGACTTGCTCGAGTTCGCTCAGGATCTTCTCGTTGGCGGCGAACTCGTCCTGATACGCCTTCTTCCGAGCCGCAAGGCGCTTCTCATCGTCCTCGCGCTTCTTGATCGCGATGGCGTTCTCCTCCATCACGCGCTCCATGTACGCGGCGTCTTCGGAAAGCCGAGTCGCTGCGGCGGCGCGTTCGCCGGTGATGCCTTCGATGATCCTCTCGCTGATGGCCGATCCGAGTTTGACAACCGACCCCGCAATCGGAATTGCGGAGATCATGTCGTTGAGTGCTTCGCCAACAGACTTGTCGCCTCTGATTACGTCGGCCACCGTGTCCAGCATCCTGTCCACGACAGCGATGCCGACCATAGCGCCCATCATGTTGCCGATCTTCTTGTCGCTGAACTGCCCTGCCAGCGCGCCCCCAAGCGCGCTGCCAGTCTGCTTTCCGAGCGCCTTCCCTGCGGCGCTAGCCGACGCACCGGCGCGCTTCGGCACGTCGCCGAATCCTGCGTCCACCCACTTCGGGATCTCCTTGCGGATGTCCGGGCCGACTTGCTCCTTGACCACCTTCACGATGTTCGTGACGGCTGGCGGCGGGGCAACTGGAACTGGAGCCGGAACAGCGGTCGCGGTGGCGAATGCCGCCATCGCGCGCTTTCCGGCATCCGTAAACCGAGACTCGATGTCGCGGAACTGCGCCTCAAGCGCGTTCATCTCGGCCTGTACGGAGATGTTGAGCGTCCCTGCGTTCATCGTCGTTCAACGTATCGGCGCATCCAGTCGCCGCCTTGATGCTGCGCCGAATCGTGACCCTCGATGGACAGCCGAAGATGCGCGTCGAACTCGCCGCAAGTCAGGTCGAACGGATGGCCAAGACCCGGCGCGGCGCGCGCGATCAGATGCGCCTCGGCGAACACGTCGCGCTCGACGGTGCGTCGAGGCGCTGTCAGTTTCCCGACGCGGGCTTTGCTTCTTCGGCGGCGATTGCGTCGGTGTCGATGCCCAGCGCCTCGAGCGCGACGTTGGTTGCCTCGCGCGGAGCGACGGACTGCACGAACCGCATGGCCGTATCCACGTCGCCAAGCGCCGCAGACAGGACGCGGATCTGCCCGTGCAGCGAGTAGCAGTCGAGGCACAGCGCCGAGACGTTCAAGGCGCGGCGTCGGGCGTCGGAAACGAACTCCGCAGCCTCCGCGCCGCGCAGTCCGGCCAAGGCCGCGTCCCCGGCTGCGGCCTTCGCGCGCTCGGTCGCGAAGTCCTCCGACAGCGCAAGGCGCTGCCGCACCGTCAGCGGCTTTACGACATAGAAACTGCTAGCAGCCGCAATCTCCCATTGTGCCGTGCGAATCATCCGTTGATCCTCCTCATGCGTTCGAGAAATCCATCCGCTCCCGTCGCGACCACCGCGACATCCGACGCGCGCCGAGCCTGTACAGACGCGATCTCAACGACCGTGCGCCTGTCTGCCGCCAGCGCGAAGTTCACAGCCTGTTCTTCCGTGATCCGGCCCGGATTGATCCGGCGAGAACGGACAACACCATCGCGGTACGCGATGGTGATGACCCAGTCCGAATCGGACGGAGCGAATACCTCTGTCACCTGTGCCGGGATCGTCATGCGTCAGACCAGCCAAGAAATCACGGGGGCCGTGCCGTCGCCGTTGCTGAAGTTGCAAGTCAGCGTCGAGTCGCCAGTCTTGTCCACGTTGAACGCGAAGCCGTTGAAGATGCAGTTGGCGCTGATCTTCGCGTCACTGGTTCCGCTTCCGTCGAAGAGGTTCAGCGTGAGCGCGGCGGTTGCGGTCTGAAGGAAAACGCAACTGGTCGCCGCGCTGGTCGTGACCGTTCCGACGCCGGGAACGCCCGTGAGCGAGCCAGTGAGGTCAAGCATTCCGAGCCGACGCCGACGCCCGGTGTCGCTGAAGCCAGTGGTTTCGCTCTCGACGCGTTCGAGCGTCGCCGCGAAGGTGCGGACTTGAATGACTTCGCCGCCAGCCGGGAGAGTCACTGATCCGTCGTTGCCGCAAAGGTAGGTGCTGATAGGCATGGTCTATTCCTCAGGTGTCGAAGGCAAAAGCCCGGTACTCAACAACAATCGTCCAACCGTCATCCGCGAATGACGGCGCTCCCGTCGATGTCAGGACGAACTTGCATCGGTCGAACCCGGTAGGCGAGGTGGACGTCGAGAGCGCGGTCGCAAGCGCGGCGGTCGCCGTGTGAATGTCCTGCGTCCCGCTGTTGCCGAAGTAGAACGTGAACGCGAAGTCCACGACGTAGCGCGTGGCCGTGTTGTACGGCTGGACGTCGATGTTGGTAGCGCGGTAGACAAGCAGCGGGAGCGCGGCGTTCGCCGGACCCGCATCGAGGTAGATGCGCTGGCCAACGACGTTGGTCAGGCTCGACGTGGCGAACAGGCGCGACTTGAGCGCGTCGAGAATCGCTTGCATCACGGCCTCCTCATGCGCTTGGCGACGGCATCCGACACGATTCCTTCTACCTCGCCCTGCATCGCGGCGATGACGGGCCGGACATAAGGACGCGCCGCGATTCTCGCGCGCGTGCTGCCGAACTCAAGCGCGGCGGCGTACTTCAGATTTGATCCGACCGTAAGAACGATCTTCGTGCCGACTTGCTCCAACGTTGCGAAACCTTCGTTCTTCACATTCATCAGGCCAAGCGAACGGTACGGGACGACCGTCCAAGACGCACGCAGTCGGCCAGTGTTCGCCGCCGGAGGATTGCCGGGAGCAGACGCGACGTGCCATCCGCGCGCGCGCGTGTTGCGCCCCTTGCGCCTCCCCTTGGCGACACGGTAGCGCCGCCCCGTTCCCGGCTTCGACAACTGGTCGCGGATCAACTTCGACAGGACCAGCGACACGCCTACCATTGCATCCGTCACGCCAGCATTGACGCGATACGCGACGTGTTCGACGTTGTTGGCAGTCCATTGGAATCGACTCACAGCGACACCTCCGGCTCGATCTCCACACAGTCGATCTCCGTGTGGTTCAAGTGCGGCGCGGCCCCGGTGTCGCCAAGCAAGCCCGGATTCGACGCC